AGGCAAGCCAGCACCGCTAGATGCAAAGCAACGCCAAGAAATAATTCTCAACGCAGAGAAGTACCTCGATGAAAATGGCCGGTCGATTATCAAGGATTGGTACGACGCATGGCAGGCATACAACAACTACACAATCAGATTCCTGAAAGACACGGGCGTTCTTAACAATGAGACAGCCACCCTGTGGCAGGAGTATTCTGATTACGTGCCGTTCTATCGTGCGGCGGCAGGCGAAGGCAACGCACCAGCAATAGCGCAACGAGTGTTTGGTGGCGACCTTACAGCCAAGGTTCACACCAAAGAGTACAAGGGATCAAAGGATAAGATCGACGTACCGCTCACTGAGGCGATAGGTCTTAACCTAACAGCCGCAATTGAGATGGGTATGCGTAACGTTGCCCAGCAAAGAATCATTTGTGACATGCAAACCATCGGGCTTGCAAAGCAACTGAAGAAAGGCGAGGCCGCAACAGCTGACCTTGTAACTCTTAAGGTTGACGGCAAAGAAGTCAGGTTCGATGTGTACGATCCGCTTGTCTTTGAGTCAATGCAGTCGCTACCTGATCAAGGCTTCTTGGTTAATAACGTGTTTGGCGCACCAGCTAGGTTCCTGCGTGAGATGATCACCCGAGACCCCGGCTTCATGATGGTTAACATGTTGCGGGATACGCTATCTACATTCACCACGTCAGGCTCTAACTTTGTGCCAGTCGTGGATACCCTGCGTGGCTATGCCGATGGCATGGACACACTAGAAAGAACAGGCGTTGTTGGCGGTTATGATTACTCGAACGACCCAGACAACGTGGTTAAGTTCTACCAGAAAGAGATGAAGCGAAGAGGCATCGGTCCAGAAGGTGGACGCGGTAGTCCTCTGGGCATGTTCACATCTATTTGGGATGCACTGGGTAATGCAACCACAAGATCCGATGCGGCCACACGTAACGCTGTATACAAAGACGTACTAGCTCGCACGGGTAACGAAGCTGAGGCTAACTTCCAAGCGCTTGAGGTAATCAACTTCTCTCGTCGTGGTGCTAATGCGCTGGCTCGTGTGCTGACAGCAACAATTCCTTTCCTCAACGCACGTTTCCAAGGCTTGGATGTCTTCTATCGTGCGGGTAAAGGCGAGTACACAGCGAACAAAGAGCTTAGTAGGCGGCAAGCTATACAGTCATTTGTCACCAGAGCGGGCATGCTGACTGCACTGACGGACCTCTACTACACGCTGGTGAGTGATGATGATCAGTACAAAGAGCAGAGCGAAGAGATCAGGGATAACAACTGGATTATCCCCACGGCTTCTGGTGTCCCAGTCAAGATACCGATTCCATTCGAAGTCGGCTTGGTGTTTAAGACAATACCAGAAACAATCCTTGCCGCTACTGTCGGTGACAAGTCGAGCAAGGAAGCGCGAGACACAATCCAGCGTGGCATTGTATCGACACTAGAGATCAACCCGCTTGGCGTTCAGGCTATCTCTCCACTGGTAGAGGCCAGCATGAACCACAGCTTCTACACAGGCAGGGACATTGTTCCGTATTACATCGACGCTAACGTAGCGACTGGCTTGCAAGACAGGGTGAGCACCACAGAGATGGGCAAGTTTATTGGATCGGAGCTTGGTATCAGTCCAATAAAAGTTGATCACGTAATGACAGGTTACGGCGGTACGCTTGGCGGGTATGTGTTGAGCGCAGTCGATGCAATCCTGCGTAGCGAAGCTGTCACTGGTGACGAAGCGGCGAAGATGCCAGCACTTAAGATTTATGAGTACCCAGTCATCAAGCGGTTCTTTGCATCAGAGCAAGGCTCTGGATTAAGACAGGACGCTTATGAGTTGTACCGTGAGATCAACAAGGTTGTCACCACATCTAACAAGCTGAAGAAAGAGGGCCGACTTGAAGAGTTGAACTCTTACTTGAGTAGCAAGCAACACCTGTTAGACCTCAAGTCTCCGGTGTACAACATCAAGGGCAAGTTAGATCAGTCACGCCGTTCGCGAGATGCCATCATGCGTATGGATATAGATCCAGAGCGCAAGCGCGAGATGATTGACGATATAGACGAGAACATCAACGAGATGCTCAAGGTTATACCTGCGCTCAAGAAGCGGGCTGACCTGCCAGCATTTGAGTCAGGGCTTGCACGGAGAATCACTGGTGGCTAATTAGCCCAGCCTCGATCATACGCTCCCATGTTCTTTCAAGAGCGCGTAGCTGACAGCGCAGTATCTCTTCTTTGCTAAGGTCAGTTTTGATGCGACCGTCGATCACATCGTGACAATTGTGACAAGCATACACCCCAAAATAGTCGGGTGATTTCATGCCCCAACCCTTATAGTTACTAGGGATGTGAGCCAAAACAGTAGTCTCTTTGTTGTTGTTACAGTGTGGGTAGATTTGTAACGTACACATCTGTCCTCGTGCTGACTTCCTCAGCTTAGACATACTTGTTGTACCGGAATCTTCTGGCCATCAGCCTACGCCACATAGACTCTATCGGGTCGAGATCACCGACCTCCATCTTCAATCGCGGCCCGTACCCAAAGTCTCTGGCCTGCGCCTCCTCAGCGAAGCGGTCTTTGGTTACCCAGCCGTTTATTCTGAGCGTGTTCTCCTCATCAGTCCTACCCACCAACACCGCAACGTCAGCCTGAAACTTCTCAATGTTGTCGAAGATAAGCGGCCCTCTCTCCTTGTTTGAAAACTTCACGTCAATCGACACGTCATCAAACCAGAGATCAACGCCGCCATCGGTGGCAACATTAACTATTGGTAGCTCAGTATTTAGTAGCCTAGCTACAGCGAACTCGGCTTTGAATCCCCAGATGTTTGCCTCTTGTCGAGACTGGCTTTTGTTTTCTAGCCTTGGCGATACGCCCTGCATCTCTACGAGCTTGACAGTATCAAGCCCCATCAGCCGTGCAGTGTGTGCGTCTTGTCTGCTAATCGTGACGAGCATCGGTAACGCTTACCTTGAACATGGCGCTTAGTTCAGTAGCCTCTTCATCGAAACCCTTTAGCTCCTCGTTGATTTGTTTTTTCTCTAGGTCAAGGAACGCTAACTCCTCTGGGTCATCAACCCATCGCATGATCTCTTTAATCTGCTCCCGTCTTGCTTTCAATCGTGATATCTCAGCTGGTCCCATTATTATCTTCTAGCCTCGTGTCAGGTGGTGGCACTGCAAAGTCCATCTCTGCGGCAACTCTTATCAACGTCTCGACTAACTCTGAATATTCTTTGACGCTGGCAGAGCTACTACGCTGTACTGGTCTGCGCCTTGTGCCGAACTTTGTTTCTACCTCCTCACTACCATAAGTAATACACAACAATTCATCGTGCATTTCGTCAGGTGTGAGTCCGCAATGCTTGGCAAACTGTCCACACCACTTGCGATAATAGTTCTCTTGGCTACGAGTCTTGAATCGCATTGGTGGTTTAATGGTTAGCACAAGCCCCTCATCCCCCATTGTTTTCCACATAGAGAGAAGCTTAATGTAACCGTCAGGCGAACGAGCGGCCAGTACCTGCAACCCCTCGAACGCCCATTGGTCTTCTTTGTGGAAGATCAGTTCCATCAGAAGTCGAAGTTACTGGCTTGCTTTTTACGGCGCTTACCAGTCCACACCTCGCTCTTGCAGTAGACATAGGGCTTGCCTGTGTCTTTGCTTTGGCGTTGCCACCCAGAGAAATCAATCTGCAAGACAGGCTCCTCGTCTTCTGCTTGTGCGCGTTTGTAAATCTCAATCAACGCTTGAAGCTGGGATCCTGTTAGCTTCATGTTGCCCGTGTAGTCGGGGTGGTTGTCGGCGGTCTTCTGCTTGTTGTCGTTCAGGTAGAACGGATCGCCCTTGACGGTTCTGGCTTCAGTCATTTCTTCTCTCCTAGTTGCTTCACAAACACTCCCATTGCGTTACGCAGTCGCTCGCGCTCGTCTGGGAAATTCTTTTCAAGGTTATCGACCAGCACTTGGTTGGCACTGAACATACTCTTTGCCTCGTCTACGGTGTTGCACATCTTCCTTATAAGGTCGATCAGTGCGTCTACCGCAACGCGGGCTTGCTCGATATCTGCGGGGTTATCACCCACCACAGGCTTATCTTTTGCTGATTTCTTTGCGGGCTTTGGGTCTTCAATGACTCCGCCAAGATCTTCAACTGGTGTTTCAAGGTCTCGAAAGTCCACCTTTGCTGGCGTTTCTTTCTCTGCGGCATTGCCATCGTCGTCTTGTGCGGCAGAGATTCCGCATGCCATAGCCAATGAGTATCGCTTGGCGTATGTGATGGCAGATCCATACCCCTGCGGCGTGGCCTTCTGTGCTGGTACAGGTACAGGGCCAGTGGATATCTCCTCGCCATAGCCATAGAACACGGTCTCGATGGCGATACCGTTGTCGATAGGCACAGACTTCTGCATAAACCAAACGCCATTCTTGTTGAGCGCTGGCTTCACTGCGTCGATGACTGACTTAAGGGATGCGAACTTAGATTTGAATTGTGGATTAACCTCATCCAGATTCGCGTGATCCATTTCGGATTGTGCTTGCGCTAACGCTTGCACCAAGGTTTTGTGTGTTGACATATAGCCTCCTAGTTTTGTGATGAGAATGGATCTTTGGTCCACCCTGACGTGTCAACCCTGAGCTTCTCACCGTTGATGTCGAAGTATCTCAGCAGACATCTTTCTATTGAGCCTCTAATTTCTATGGGTTCCAGTTGCTCAATAGAAAGATGTCTGCTGAGATATTTCGACATGAACGGTGAGAAGCTCAGGGTTGACACGTCAGGGTGGGCCAAAGATTCATTCTCATCACAAAACTAGGAGTCTAT